TGTCGCTCGCCCGCCATATGCGTCTTTCTGGTTGAGCGCCCGGCACCGATCCGGTGGACACCTGTCCCCGTCCCGGTACGGCCAGATCGGCGAGGGGCAGCGGCTCCGCGGGAGCGGGCATGGCCCCGTTCCCTCCCGTATGGAGTGGCTGTGTCCCGGCCGCGGCTGGCCTGCCTGCGGTCTGCTGCTCGAACGCGACGAAGAAAGCGATGGTGCGGGCCTGGTCCCCCGCGCCGTAGGCTTCAGTGAGCAGCTGCTTGCGCGACCTGCCGCTGAACGGATCGACGTCGGCCAGCCAACCGAGGAAGGCCGGGTCGGTATTGATGGTGCGCCATCTGGGCACCGTGCGGTCGAGTGCATTCTCGACCTGCTGCTGGGCGGTGAACTGGGCGACCTGCTGGTTGGCGCCCTCGACCGAGAGCAGCCGGCGGTCGACCTCCTGCATGAACGGCGCGATGCGGGCCTCGGCCCAGCGCTGCGACGCGGCGATCAGGTCCTGGCCGTAAGCGTCCACATCCTCCTGCGGGATCTCGCGCGCGGCCGGCGGATTGACGTAAGTACGTGGGGGCGGCGCCGGCTCTGGCGCCGGCTGCCGCTGCATCATCTCCTGCATCGCGCGCACCTGGCCGCGCAGCTCGGAGATCTCGGCGTTGTACTTGCCCTGCAGGGTGTTATACCGCTGCTCCCAATGAGCGATATCGCGCGTCGTATCGTCGCCGTGGCGGGGCTCGTCCAGCGGCATCTCGGGCTGGGTTGCAGGCTGCGCTTGCGGTTCTGGCGCCGCCTCCCCAGGCGCTACTTCGGTAGTAACATCCCCCGAGTTATCCCCAGGGGTTCCGGGTTCGTCCTCGGCCGGCGGCATGTTGGCGATGCCGGCCTGGCGCGCCAGGTCCTCAGCCAGGCGGATCTGCCGCCGCACCGCCTCGGGCAGGTGCGGTGCGTAGGGATCGGTGACAGGGGTTTGGGTATCAGACATCGCGGTCGACCAGGTCGCTTGGGTTCAGTTTCCGCCCCATAGTCCGTGGAGGCGGCTTGACCTGGGCCGGGATGAGGTTGTGGTACGCCGCGTGCAACGCCTCCCAGACATCCCACATGCCGCGCGCGTGCGCGGTCTGGTCGATGCGCTGGTCCGACGGGACATCCATCGAGCGCTGCATCTTGGTTTGCACCACGTCGCCTAGCCCGTCGATCATGCGCTCGAAATCGCGGTTGCCCCGGAGTTCCTGGATCGCGTTCACCGCCTGCGAGCCGATGTTGATCGCCATCGCTATTCAGAGTCCGGCGAGGTCATGCTGTAGTCGGTGTTGGACGGCCCCGCCTGGCCCACCTTGCCCGGTCCCAGGCCGCCGCGGATGCGCCGCATCTGGCCCATGCCGCCGCGGATCTGCGACAGGCCGGCGCCCTGCCCGGCCGGTGAAAACGAATGCCCCTTGCCGTACTGCCCCATCATCCTGGACAAGGGATCGCCCTTGGTGATGGTGGAGCGCAGCCCCGAGTGGGGCGAGTGCAGGTTCTGCTGACTGGAGTTCTTGCCGAAGCTGGGGGTTTTGATGCCCCCCGGCGCCTCGAACGGGGTCTGGGTGTTGCTGTCGGCCGCGCCGCCGCCGGCGCCGAACAGCGTACCGCCCACCCCCGGCAGCGGGGTCATGGCCATCAACCACAATCCACGCCGCAGATGCCGAAGGTGGACGCTTTGCCCTTCTGCGGGTTCCAGTCGGTGTTGTGGTGCGCGCCTTTACCCTTGGGATAGGACCGGCTCGATCCGGTGGGACCGTTGTTGCCGCCGCTGTCGTAGCCGCCGGAGATCATCTCCAGCTTGCCGGTGTGCTCAACCTTCGAGCCGCCCTTGCCATAGTCGGTACGCTGTGAGTCGGACATGGTTATGGGCCTCCTATGCCCTGGGAAAACGAATTCATCTGCGGTGGTCCGCCGCCCGGCGGTGCGCCAGATCCCCCTGGACCGCCGGGCGGCATCGAGGGCGCCGGCTGACCTGGTGCACCTGGTGGCCCGGCCGGTCCCGCACCGCCTCCCCCCGCCCCTGGCGGGGAAGCGATACCCTTGGCTCCTGCACCCCCCGGTCCGCCGGGATGGCCTCTCTGGTTGGGATTGTTCTCCGGGTGCACCGGCACCCCGGCGGCGTTGGCATGCTGCTGCAGCGCCTGGGCAGCCGCCTGAAGCTGTTTCTGGGCCTGGATCTGGCTTTGCAGGGTCTGATCGTCCGGGATGATGTCGTCCGGCAGGTCGAGGTCCTGCGCCAGCGCACGGAGCAATCGCGCCCGCCCTACCTCGCCGATGATCTGCGCGTCGATCGGATTGGCGGTGATCTGCAGGAACTGCAGGCGCTTCTGCTGCGCGGCGGTGTGCTCGGTCGCCGCCTCGGAACCTAGTACTCTTATCTCCTCCTCGCCGCTGAGCATCCCCGAGGTGTCGGTCAGCATCACCATGTCGTAAAGATGTTCCAGCAGCGGTTCGAGCACGTCGGTGTCGATGTTGGCCGACACGGTTTGCAGAACCTTCTCGGCGTTACCCATCAGCATGTTCAGGCCCGAGGCTGTGCGCCCTGCCCCGCCGGACAGACTTTCCCCAGTCATATACTTGGGAATACCCGATTGCTCGTCCGCCATGGTGTTGGTGGCGTTGATCACCAACAAGAGTTCCTGGGCGTTCGACTGCGGCTGGAAGAAACTGATCGGCTCGCGCTAGTTGCCCAGCGGGTCACCCTGTACGTGCCAGCGCTTCCACGGATACATCTCGTCGGAGTGCTCGGTCGGCGACACCATTTCGTCGTTGATCACCACCTGCGGGCCGGAACTCATCGAGAGATTATTAACCATCGAGCGATAAGTTGCATTTGCAACTTCCTGCAGATCCTCCAGGATGTCCGGCAGCGCGTGCCCCGCGACGGTGCCGGGGATCTTCTCGAACGACGTCATGAAATACGGATGGCGCTGTCTGGGCGAGGGATTGATCACCGTCTTCAGGGTGTGCCGTCCCACCACCCAGGTTTGCACCAGATAATCACGATCGAGATCGGTGATGCGCCGTCGGTCGACACCCTGGTCGAGCAGCATGCGGCCTTGCAGCAGGCCATGGAACTCGATGCCCTCGATGTAGTGGCTCCAGTTGAGGTTGGGGTCCTCGCGGCCTTCGTTGATCGCCTGCTCCGGGTCGGGCGCGTCCAGCCACTCGCGCAGGCCCAGCGCATAATCCTGCAGCGCGCCCCTGACGGCGGCTTCATTGTAGCCGGGCAGGCCCAGCAGATCGTTAAGATCGGCGCGGGTGTAGCGCTTGCGCTCGATGACATCGGCATCGACCAGGTTGGAGGCGCCGGGCGACCAGTAGATGTCGAACGGGTTGACCCGCTCCCAGAACATCACCGGCTTGTTGGACAGGTCGGGCGTGGGCGGCGCCGGGGGTGGCGCCGGGCGCCAGGTCAGCTTGGGCACCATGCGCACCACCGGGCCCTTCAAAACCGCGTAGGGAAATAGCGGCAGGTCCAGCAGGAACTCGCCCAGCGCCTGGTAGAATTTCCCGTCACGCAGGATATCGTCGATCTTGTCGCTGGTGGCGTCGGCCTGCATCTGGGCGTTGCGCCGCGCCGCCTGGGTGGCGGCGTGGAGCAGGCTGACGTAGCGCATGTGCGCCTGGTCCGGATCAGGCTGCTGGCCGGCCTGCTGCAGTCCCTGCACCTCGGAGGACACGAGGGCCATGATGCTGGCACGAATTTCCGGCGGCACCGGCGGATCGGGCTGCGCCTCGATGGTCCAGGGGCGGTCGGGGCCCAGGTAGACGTCGCGCAGCAGGCTGGTCGCGCCACGGGCCTTGGTCGCGACCAGGCGCGAATACACCTCGGAGCCGCCGAACGCCTGGATCTGCGCCAGTTTCTCCGGGTCGTACTTGCCTTCGAACATCCGCTGCGCGCGCAATAACCTCCAGTTCAGCGGGTTGTTGCCCTGGTTGCGGAAGTTCCTGAAAACCATCCAGCGCTGGCGCACCCAGGCGCCAATATCGTCCATCGGCCGATTGCGTGGGGTGGCCCGGCGGGCCCGCTCGGCCTGGTCCTGCTGATCCAGCTCGGCCGGCGAGACCACGCGCAGAAAGCCGCCCCCGCCTGGCGCCGACAGGCTGCGCGACGGCGGTGTCGAGACCGAGACCCCTGGCAGCGCGATGGGCGTCGGCTGGCCCCCCTGTTACTACTGTAGTAAGAGCCTAGCGTATCAACTACGGTAATGGCAACCGGAGGTTGGCCATGTCCCAGGCGGTCGCAACGGATGCCGCTAATCTGGATGCCCAGATCGACGCGGCACTGGATCGGACGGTGCTGAAAATGACCCCGGCGCTGTTACAATCGCTGATCCACGAGCTGGGGCGCGGGCTGCACCCGTACGCCGAGATCGCGGTGCGCTACGGGTTCAGCGGGGTAGACGCGCTGTACCAGACACTGACCGCCAACGAGGCGTTCCGCATGGCGGTCAAGGCGGAACACGCGGTGTGGCACTCGGAGGATAACCTGGAGCGGCGCCTCAGGGTACAGCACCAGCTCATACTGCACGAGGCGGCGCACGAGAACGCCAAGCCGCTGTTCGATCCTAGCACGACGGTGAACCAGCGGGTGGACCTCATCAAGGCGATCGCCACCGTGGGCGGCGTGCACGGCATGCCCGGCCAGGGCGGCTCGCGGGTCGACGGTGGTCCTGATGGACCCCGCTGGACCATCCAGATGGTATTCCCGAACGCCGGTAAGGTGGAGGAAATCACGCTTAGAGCGGCACCCACCGCACAGACAATCGAGGGAGAGGGAGACGTGTCATGACGATCGGATTTTTGTTTTGGTTGATAATGGTCTTGTGGATTTTATTTTGGGCTTTTGGGAATTTCACGCCAGCCGGCCAACCATACTGGAATAGAGGCGGGTGGTTGGTGGG